ACAAACTCTGATGTTACTAAAAGAAACAGAAATGGACAAACAAGCTCAGGTCTCTATTCTTTGTTCATACCTATGGAATGGAACTACGAAGGATTCATTGATTCTTATGGATTACCTGTATTCGACACGCCAGAAACAGAGGTTGAAGGACCTTATGGCGATTTTATAGATATAGGTATTTTAGAACATTGGCAAAACGAAGTTGATGGTTTAAAAAATGATCAAGATGGTTTAAATGAGTTTTACCGTCAGTTTCCAAGAACAGAAGATCATGCTTTTAGAGACGAAACTAAAGGAAGTATATTTAATTTAACAAGAATATACGAACAAATAGATTTTAATAGCGATATAAATAAATCAACTTTAGTTACAAGAGGTAATTTTTCTTGGAGAAACGGAGTAAAAGATACTAAGGTAAATTTTTATCCTGATTTACAAGGTAGGTTTTTAATTAGTTGGATACCTAACTCAGAGCAACAAAATAGAGTTGTTATGAAAAATGGTATAAAATACCCAGTTAATGAACATATGGGTGCTTTTGGTTGTGATAGTTATGACATATCAGGAACTGTTGATAAAAAGGGTTCTAAAGGTTCTTTGCATGGACTTACTAAGTTTAGTATGGAGGATGCACCACCAAACCACTTTTTTTTAGAATATATAGCTAGACCACAAACTTCAGAAATGTTTTTTGAAGATGTGTTGATGGCTTTGGTATTTTACGGTATGCCTTTATTATGTGAAAATAATAAACCTAGATTACTGTATTATTTAAAAAGAAGAGGTTACAGAGGTTTTAGTATGAATAGACCTGATAAAACATGGAACAAATTATCTGTAGCAGAAAAAGAAATAGGTGGTATACCTAATTCAAGTGAAGATATTAAACAAGCTCATGCGGCTGCTATTGAAAGCTACATACAACAATACGTTGGTCAAAAAGAAGATTTAACTTTTGGAGACATGTATTTTAATGAAACATTAAATGATTGGTCTAGATTTGATATAAATAATAGAACAAAATTTGATGCGACAATAAGTAGTGGTTTAGCTATAATGGCTTGTAACAAAAACTTATATAAACCAAAACCAGATAAAACATTAACTAAAGTAAACTTTGGGTTTACTAAATATAACAATAAAGGAATAACATCGAAAATAATATAATAAATGGCATTATTAAACACAACAAAAACATCTTTTCCAAGCCAAACTGTTTCTGATTCAGAAAAAGCTAGTGAAGATTATGGCTTGCAGGTTGCAAATGCTATAGAAAATGAGTGGTTTAAAAAAGATAGTGGCTCTACTAAATACTATAACTCTAGACAAAGATATAATAATTTAAGATTATACGCTAGAGGAGAGCAGTCTGTACAAAAATATAAAGATGAATTGTCAATTAATGGTGACCTAAGTTATTTAAATTTAGACTGGAAACCAGTACCTATTATACCTAAATTTGTTGATATAGTTGTAAACGGTATGTCAGAAAGATCTTATGATTTAAAAGCTTTTTCACAAGACCCGTCTTCTGCAAAAGAAAGAACAGACTACGTAAAGTCTATGTTGAGTGATATAAAAAATAAAGAGTGGAAGTCTCAAATAGAAGAAAAACTAGGAAGAATCGCTTTTGAAAACGATCCATCAAAACTACCTGAAAACGAAGAAGAGCTTTCTTTACATATGCAAATAGGCTACAAACAAGGTATTGAAATAGCTGAAGAAGAAGCTATAAACAATGTCATGGATTTAAACGATTATGATTTAATAAAAAGAAGATTAGATTATGATATTGCTGTTTTAGGTATATCTTGTGTTAAAAATGAATTTAACACAGCTGAAGGTATAAAAATAAAATATGTAGACCCCGTTGAAATAGTTTACTCTTATACAGATTCACCTTACTTTGAAGATCTTTATTATGTTGGTGAAATAACTAAAATATCAATACCTGATTTGAAAAAACGTTTTCCAAGTTTATCAAATGAAGATATAAAAGAAATAGAAGATAAAAGCACAGGTGGTGAAACTATGAGTCAAATACATAAAGAGCCTGGTTTTGCACATATATTAAATTTTGAATATAAAACTTATAAAAACCAAACGTATAAAATTAAACAAACATCTAGCGGAGCTGATAAAGCTTTGCAAAAAGATGATACATTTAACCCACCAAAAGATTCAAGAGCAAGGTTTGAAAAAGTTGATAGAGCTATTGAGGTTTTATATTGTGGTGCTAAAATAATAGGTTTAAGTAAGATGTTAGATTGGGGTATGGCTGAAAATATGACTAGACCTAAATCAGATATAACTAAATGTCATATGTCTTATCAAATAGTCGCGCCAAGAATATACAAAGGTAGACCGGAGTCATTAGTTGGTCGTATGATGAGTTTTGCTGATATGATACAGCTTACTCATTTAAAACTACAACAAGTGCTTAGTAGAATGGTGCCAGATGGTATTTATATGGATGCAGATGGTTTAGCTGAAATAGATCTAGGTAATGGAACTAATTACAACCCACAAGAAGCATTAAACATGTATTTTCAAACTGGTAGTGTTATTGGTAGGTCTATGACTCAAGACGGTGATTTTAATCATGGTAAAGCTCCAATACAAGAAATACAATCAAGTAGCGGTAATGCTAAAATAGCTAGTTTAATAAATAGCTATAATTACTACTTACAAATGATTAGAGACGTAACTGGTTTAAACGAAGCTAGAGATGGTAGTAAGCCAGATAGCAATGCTTTAGTTGGTGTTCAAAAACTTGCGGCCGCAAATAGCAACACAGCGACGAGACATATATTGCAAGGTGGTTTATATCTTACATTAAAAACAGCAGAATGTATATCTCTTAGGATATCTGATGTTTTAGAATATTCAAACACTAGAAATCAATTTATAAATTCATTAGGAAGATTTAACGTAGCAACATTAGATGAAATATCAAATTTACATTTGCATGATTTTGGTATATTTTTAGATTTACAACCAGATGAAGAAGAAAAACAATTATTGGAAAATAATATACAGATGTCTCTTCAAAAAGAACAAATAGATTTAGAAGATGCTATAGATATTAGAGAAATAAAAAACCTCAAACTAGCGAATCAAATGCTAAAAGTTAAGCGTAAGAAAAAACAAGCTAGAGACAGAGCTATTCAACTTCAAAATATTCAAGCTCAATCAGAATCTAACGCTCAAGCAGCTCAAGCAGCTGCTTCTGCTGAAATGCAAAAAGAGCAAGCGATAGCTCAAACTAAAGTTCAAATAGCTGAAGCTCAAAAGAATTTTGATTTAGAAAAAATGCAAGTAGAGGCAAATATTAAGCTTCAATTAATGGAAAAAGAATTTATGTTAAACATGAGGCTTAATCATGGTGAAAAACAAGTGATTAAAGATAAAGAGAAGTATAAAGAAGATCGTAAAGATGAAAGAACTAGAATACAAGCAAGTCAACAATCTGAGATGATCGAACAAAGAAAACAAAACCTACCAGCTAAAAAGTTTGAGTCAGCTGGCTTTGATAATTTAGGTGGTTTTGACTTGGAGCAATTTAGTCCAAGATAATTTTTAACTATTTAATTATATTATATTATGGAAGATAACAAAACGCAAGAGGTGGAAAACACCGAAGTATTAAGTGAAGGTGGGGATATGAAAGTATCTGAAACTGAAACACAAGAAAAACCTAGTAAACCATCGGCTATACAAGAAGATGGATCTTATAAGGTTGATTTAAAACAAAGTTCAACTAATAAAACTGAAAACGATGCCTTACGGAAAGAAAAGCAAACTGACAAAAAAAGTAATGAAGAAGAAAAGCAAGTCGAAAAAGAAGAAAAAGTAGACTCACCTGTTCTTGAAGAAGTTACTGAAACGGTCTCAAAACAACCTGTTGTTGAAGAGCAAGAAGTTGAAGAAAAGCCCGTTGTAGAAAATACTAAAGAAAAAACTCCAGAGATGGAACTACCAGAAAATGTTGAAAAACTTGTTAAGTTTATGAACGAGACTGGTGGAACGATTGATGATTACGTTAAACTCAATACGGATTATTCTAAACTAGATGATAAAGACTTATTAAAAAGTTATTATCAACAAACCAAAAGTCATTTAACCGGAGAAGAAATTGAATTTTTAATTGATGATAATTTTAATTTTGACGAAGAGTTAGATGAACCTAGGGATATTAAACGTAAAAAGCTTGCTTATAAAGAAGCAGTCGCAGAAGCTAAAACAGCTTTAGAAACAAACAAGAAGAATTATTACGAAGACATCAAGTTGGGGTCTAAGTTACTTCCTGAGCAACAAAAAGCTATAGACTTTTTCAACCGCTATAATAAAGAGCAAGGACAAGCAAATGAACTACAGCAAAAAGCTAAAACACATTTCGACAAAGAAACTGATAAAGTTTTTAATGAGAATTTCAAAGGTTTTGATTTTCAAGTTGGAGACAAGAAATATCGTTTCAACGTGAAAGATGTGGCAAGAACAAAAGAGTTTCAAAGCAATGTATACAATATTATAGATCCTTATCTAAAAGACAATATGTTACATAAAGCTGGTGATTATCACAAAACACTTTTTGCAGCATCAAACGCTGACGCTATAGCTAATCATTTTTACGAACAAGGAAGAGCAGACGCTATCAAAAACATTACTTCTGAAGCCAAGAATATAAAAATGGACAGAAAAACTGATACTGGTACAGATGCGAAGCCTTCAAACGTTAGATTAGTTAGTGGAGACGATAGTTCCAAGCTTAAATTTAAACTTAAAAACTATTAATTAACATTTTAAACTTACAATTATGGCAAGTGCAAACTTTTCGATCGGTACATCCGGTCTAGTAAGCCCTAGCGCTATCAAGCAAGTTACTAATGGATCTTATTTAGATTTAGCTAGTACAGCTGGACAGGGTTGGGCACAGCAATATTTACCAGAATTATACGAAGCAGAAATCGAAAGATATGGAGACAGAACTATCGGTAGCTTTTTAAGAATGGTAGGTGCTGAAATGCCTATGCAAGCTGATCAAGTAGTTTGGTCAGAGCAAGGTAGATTACATATAGCTTATAAAGCTACAGTAAACACAGGAACTGGCGTTATTACAGCTGGTTCATTTAAGGATATTGATAACCAAGCTGGTGATTCAATAGATCACATCTTAAGAGAAGGTCAAAACGTTTTAGCTCAGGTAACAACTGGTTCTGACGTAGTGGTTCTTCCATGTCAAGTTGTTGGCGCTCCTTCAAGTAACGCTGCTGCTAACGGTACTGCGACACTTAAACCTTACGAATATGAAAACCTAGACGACCACGCTTCTATTGCAACTGCTTCGACAGCTGTAATCAAGCTTTTTGTTACTGGTTCTGATTTTGGTAAAGGTACAAGTGGTATGACTGACGCTGTACAACCAGAATTTAAATCTTTCAACAACAAACCAATTATCATTAAAGATAAATATGAAGTATCAGGATCTGATGTTTCTCAAATTGGTTGGGTTGAAATTTCTGGTGAAGACGGTCAAAACGGTTACTTATGGTACTTAAAAGCTGCTGGCGACACAAGAAAAAGATTTGAAGATTACTTAGAAATGTCCGTTATTGAAGGTGTTTCTAAATCAACTTCAGGATCTGTTTCTGGTGCAACTGGTACAGGTACAGAAGGTTTATTTCAAGCTATCGAAGACAGAGGGTTAGTTTCTGACGCTGGTATGTTTGATGGAGCTTCTGATGACTTAGCTGATTTTGATACATTATTAAAAGAATTAGATAAGCAAGGTGCTATTGAAGAAAACATGCTTTTCTTAGATAGATCTGCTAATTTAGCTTTTGATAATATGTTAGCTGGTGCTAACAACTATCACTCAGCTGGTACTAACTACGGTGTATTTAACAACTCAGAAGATATGGCGTTAAATTTAGGTTTCAACGGTTTCAGAAGAGGTTCTTATGACTTCTACAAAACTGACTGGAAATACTTAAATAGCAAATCTTCAAGAGGATTAGTCAACGAAGGTGCTACTGTTGGTAAAGTAGAAGGTGTATTAGTTCCTGCTG